TACTACTACACCACAAACGACTTCTTTGTTAGATCCTACAGATTTTAGTAATCTTAAAGAAGGAGCAAGTATTACGGATGTATATCCTGAAACAGGTAGAGGAGAATGGTGGAAAACAAGAGCAGATGCAGCAGCTAAAGATCTTAAGCAAGGGCCATATACACCTCCTTTAGGTGAGCGTATAAGAAACAGATTTGCAAAATACGGAACAGATCTTAAAGAAAGTTTCGATACTCCTGGTAAAATTACTGGTGAAGTTTTACAAGGTACAGCAACAGGAGCAGCAATGTCTGCAATTATGGGTGAAGAGGAAGTATACGGTAGAGGACAAGTCATGCCACAAGCTGACATGGTAGGCCCTAAAGCTGCTTATATACAAGATATAACACCTTCGTTTAGAGAGGCAACAAATACAAACATTATGCCAACATTTACACAATTGCAAAAAGCTCCTCTATATGGTAAAGGAACACCTCAATGGTTACAAATGTTTGAAGATCAAAATTTATTAATGCCTAGTATGTTAGGAATACAACTTCCTTATAGAAGCGTATAATTAGGAGATAGAATGGCAATATCAGAAAAAGGAATTGAATTTTTAGAAAATTCTATAGATCGTGGAAGACCTGTTCCTGGACAATCTTTAACAAACAGTAAAGAACAACCGTATAATTGGGAAAGGCCGCCAGATTTTACTGAGCCTAGAGAAGCAATGTACGCTATTTTTAACGGTTTAATAGAACCAGAAACATTAATAGATGTATACACTTCTATTAGTAGAGGTGTTGGAGTTATAGATATTGCAAGTATAATGTTATATACAGGTTTTATAGAAGGTAAGTGGAATCCAGATCTTATGCTTATACTAATGGAACCTACTATGTATATGATAATGGCATTATCTGAAAAAGCAGAAATAGAATATGTATTAGAGACAGGTGATGATTTCTTAGAAAACTATACTATAGAATCAGATAAAACAGAACAAATGAAATCTGATCTTGTTTCGTTAGATAGTTTAGCAGATATTAAAAATAAAACAGTTTCTAAAATAGATAAACAAGCTATACCAAAAGAAATACAAGAAAAGATAGAGGGTATAGAAATTACTCCTAGTTTATTAAATAAAATAGGAATTGAAAAACAGAACGATAGTTTACTTAGTAAAGGAGAACAATAATGGCTAATCCTTTAGATTTATTACAAGATAAAAATAATACTTGGCAAGATATAGCTACTGCATGGTTTAATAAAGGCAGACAAAACAAAAGAAAAGCATTGCTTGCATCAGCTTTTTTAGGATGGATGGGCGCTAGAGAGAACAGAATGATTAGAGATACTAATTTAAAACTTGGAGCATTAGAAAGAGAAAGAATAGCACAAAAATCAAAAATAACTGAACAACACAGACGAGCTAATTTAATTTTTGATGATTTGGATCAGTGGGATCAAGATTCTAATTACTTTAAATTACAAGCATCTAAAAAATTTGATGAAGATCCTAATAATGTAAACTATTGGGAGAATGTAGGTTCAGGTTTAGGTAGAAAATCTAAACTTGCTAATAGGCTTAGAGAAGAAAAAATAGATCTAAGAGCAAAAGGTTTAGAAAACCAAATGTGGGCAAAACTAGGATATACTGCAAATAAAGATGGTATATTTGTTATAGATCCTGCGACAAGAAGACCGTATCAAAAAGACGATCCTCTAACTAAAGATTATATAGAAGAATATACACCAGAACAACTTTCAAAAGTCCGATACAGACAAACTGAAGATGAAAACTTACTTCCTTTTAATCAATACTACGATAAAAGAATTGAAGGTTTATTACGACCAGAAAATATTAGTTGGGCAGGTAAGCTTGTCAATAGACTTGGTTTTGGTAAAAAAGCTGCGTTAGCTTTTGAAGAAGATTTAGAAACTTTAAAAACTTTAAAGGATGAACAACTAGTAGCAAATAGTAATATTTCTTCTCCTTTTATTAGAATTACAAATATTGAAGGAAGACCAGTAACAACTATTGACGGACATAGTTCTTTTAAACCTTTAAAAGTATCCGATATAGGAAGTCTAAAAATAGGTAAAGCAGAAGCAATACAGAGAATTATGTATGCTCCTGAATTAAGCGGTGCAGTAGAACTAAAACAAAACGCTATACAAGAAGTTACAAAGATGTTTAAAGGACCTATACAAGAAATATCTATAGATGAACTATCTTTAAAAATTGCAGATACTTTTTCAGGATATAATGCAGAAATGGAAAAGAACGCAAACCTATTAGAGGCTTTTGAACAAAGCTATGTTAAAGTAGAGGCTACTTCTTTTGTAGAGGCAGGAATAACTGGTGAAGAAAAGAAGGGTTTAGATTGGAATAGTGTTAAAAACGCTAAATTTCAACTTGTAAACGGAAAAAATAAACTAATTAATCCAGTGACTAATGCAGCATATACTGACGAAATAGAAGAAGTTAGAAATCGTTATATAGAAGACATAAGCTTTAAATCTAAAGAACTTATTGGAATGGATACTTCCGTTGAAAAACTGTTGTATCAAGTTCGAGATCTTAATGAATATATTAGTGATCCTGATGTAGATAAAGATAACGATGTGTATAAAGCAGCTATGGCACAATTAATAGAATATACGTTAGATGATTTTACAAAGAGCGAACTATCTTTAGCTGATAGCGTTCTTATTAATCCTATTTATAGAGCAGAAAAAGAAGGAGAGCTTTTAAATAAAGGAGTTATTGTGATGGATAAAGAAATGGATGATGGTTCTATACAAGCATATGAAGCTGTTGATTATGCAGATTTTTCTAACGTATATAGAATGAATGCTTTAAAAAGAGGAAAGCGTACATACTTATGGATTCAAGAAAATTATTAGTATAAGAAGTCTTTATAATGGCTAACGATAATAATAATAATCCTACAAATAAGAGAGAGCAGTTTATTAGAACTGTTCCTGGAATGTTCCAAGAACCTGCTAGAACTTTTATTGATTTTTATCGAACTTTTTCAAGAGGTCAAGAAGAAGTTGCAGGTATGACTCCTATGACATATGCTGGATTTTTACCTGAAAGTTTAAGAGAGAAAACTTTAGAAATAGCTGAAATTTCACAAGACGAAGAGTTTCAAAAACAAAGAGAAGAAGAGCGCGTTAAAGAGCAACAAGAACGAGAATATATGTTGCAAGAAGTTGCAAATAAATATTTAGGATCAGAAAATATTGAAATGCAAAAAAGAGGGAAACTTATGGTTCCTTCTATTAAACAACCAGAAGGTGTAGGAAAAACACTTACAAGAGGAGCAGGTTCTTTTGCTCTGAGCTATATAACTTTAGGAAAATTATTCGGTACAGGATCTCAACTTCCTAAAGCACAAAAAACTGCTGCAATAATCACAAGAGGCGAAGCAGCAACTCAATTTGCCTTTAATCCCCAAATAGAAAATTTTGCCAATATGGTTGGTGATTGGATCGGTACTGAAGAGTCCGAACTAAGAACTAAAGAACGCTCTTGGAGAGAGTCTGGAAAAGACTTAACTGATACAGCTACTACATTATTATCTGATAAAGGAATATTATCTGATGAACAAAGAGAAGCTTTAAAAGACCAAATGATACAAGATATAGAAGATTTTGTATTAGATCCTCTTAAATATGAAGAAGATGATTCCATGCTTGAAGCAAGAATGAAACTTCTTGGAGAAGGATTAATCATTACTGGTGCGTTTGAAGGTGTTTTATTTGCTGGAAAAACTATTAAAACAAAAGTAGGAGAAATCTCTCCTCCAGAAGCTTTTGTTACAACTTTAAAAGATATTAGAAACTCGTCTGCTGAAGTTAAACAAAAATTTATACAGACCATTAAAAATGCTAGAGCTAAAACAAAAGGCGGTAAATTTAAAGAAGATCTAAAAAGAAGAAGAAAAAAACTAATAGAAGAAGGAGAAGTTTCTACTAGGGGGGATCTGGAAGCTTTAGATGAAAGAAGCTATAACTTCTTTTATAATATTAATGCTCGTTATTCTGAAAATTCTTTTATGAGAATGCTTAATAGACTTAGAAGTGGTTTTACTGCTTCTAGACAAGGCTTACCAGAACAAATGCATAAAGTTTTTTTAGAGTCTCAAGGTACAAAAGATATGGCTTTTGCAGAAATAGGACATATAGCAAGAAATATAGATAAACAATTAGGTGGTATTTTTGATAGAATGCTTACTAAACTTCCTAAAAAATTTAGATCTGAAACAGAAAGAGAAAAACTATTAAAAATTATAGATTATGCTTTATATACTGATTTTAAAGCACCTACAATTATTACTAGTAAAGGTATAAGTATAGGGAGATTACAAATACAAGGATTTAATGAAGCTTTAAAAGCTCTTCCTAAACAACTTAGACAGCCTGTTAAAAGACTTAGAGAATATCAAGATGCTTTATCTCAGAGAATGATTGATAGTGGGATGTTAGAGCCAGAAGATATAGCTAAATACAAACAACAAATGGGATACTATGCTAGAGAATCCTACGAATTATTTGAAGGCGATTATTTTAGACAAGAGCTTAGATTAGAAAGAGCAGCAAAACAAGATGTAAGAAAGCTTATATTAGAACTAGATCCTAAAACAATTAAAGATCTTGATAAAAGAAAGGCACATCTTAGATTGCTTAGAGATCTAAATAGTACAGACAAAGAAGTTGTAGAAGCTGCAGGTAGAGCATTAGATACAAGAGTAAACGAAGCGTTATTAGGTTTTATGGAAAGTTCTGGAAACGTAGATGATTTCTTTAGACAATTAGGTACATATACAAGAAAAAATAAGCTTAATATAAAACGTAAAGAAATACCTAAAAATGTCAAAGAATTTATGGGTGTTGTAAAAGATCCATTAGATAGATTTACGCTATCTGTAACGAAAATGGTTAGAGAAATAGAAGATAGGAAATTTTTTAATGCTGTTCACGAAATGGGAAGAGGTATTTATATCTTCAAAAATCCAGAAGATGTAGGAAGAGGATTTACAAAAGGAACAAAAGGTATACAAATACCTGATGGTTTTGGTAATCTTTCAGGAATGTGGACTAATAAAGAAATAGGTTTATTTCTTCAAAATATAAGTGCTTATGATACTCTTGTTGGTGGAGGAGGACAACTTAAAGATGTTGCAGGTTTTTTAAGTGGTTTAAAAGGAATGGCACATGGACTTCAAACTGTTTACTCGCATACTACACAAGTATTGAACGTAACTAGTAGTTATGCAGCAACTATAGCACAAGGAATTAATCCTTTATCAAAAGAGTTTGGAGAAGCTGTTATGATACTTGCTCATAAAATAGGTAAAACTATAAATCCAAAATACCAAAAAAAAGTGGAAGAAGTATCATATTATAACCTATTAGGTAAAAATGTAGATGCTGGTAATATTGCTGGATCAGTAGATGAGTTTACAAAAACACAAAGAAAATGGTATAATCCTTTAGGTTGGGCGCTTAAAGGAATGGAAAAAGCAGGTATAATTAAAGCTAGTGAAAAACTTACTGAACTTTATAGGACTGGAGATGAAATTTTTAAAGTTGCTATGTGGCTTAAAGAATATAGATTACTAGATAAAATTAATGAAGCATTACCAAACGATCCAAAATTTGACAAATTTAGAATTTCTGATACAAAAAGAGCATCTTCAGAAATTGTTCAACAAACACTTCAAAATTATGACTTTATATCAAGACGAATACAGGCTTTTAAAAGTATTCCTGTAGTAGGACAATTTTTTTCTTTTGCATATGAGTCTCTTAGAACTATGATGGGAAGCTATAGACAAAGTTTTAGAGAAATATCAACAGGCCGAGCAATGATTCAAGAAGGCGCAAGTGAGGCTGGAGCTTTAATGCGAAACAGAGGTATAAAAAGATTTTCAAGTATGGCAGCTTATACCTATGCAGCAGAAAGAGGTATTAATTACTGGACAAGCGGAGACGATGCAGAAGAAAATACAGAAAGATTTAAACGGTCTTCTGCTCCAGAATACCTTCAAAACACATCTATGGTTGTTTCAGAATCAGAAAATGGGAATGTTTCTGTTGTACCAATAGGTAATTGGAACTACTATAATTTTCCAACCAGTATTTTTGTTCCTATGTTAAATAGAATAACTTCAGAAGATCCTTTAGAATTTAACGAAGTTGAAACAATGAGAGGTTGGATAACTGATGGTTTATCCACAGCAACAGATCAGCTTTTTTCTGCTTCGTTGTTAATGGAAGTTTGGAAACCTTTTTTACCTGACGTAGGAATGCAAGGAATGGAAAAAGGAATAGATGGAAAACTTAGAAAAATATCTAATCCTTTCGATCCTTTAGATACTTGGGAAGAGACTGGAGATTGGTTTAATAATATATATACTAATGGACACATTCTAGCTGCAAGAATGTTAAAATTATACGAACCAGGATCAGTAAAAAGAGTTGAGCGTTACAGAGAAAGAATAGATATGGGAGAGACTCCTTATGGAGAAGTTATTGATCCTACCATTGAAACTGCTAAATTAATGAGTGGTTTTGGTGGAGCAGAATATAATAGCGACTATTTTAAAACTCAATATAAAGGAAAAGCTAACGATTTTATAAAGTTAAAAAGAGACTTAGAAGGTGAATTACGTAGAGCATTAGGGAAAGATTTTACACCTAAAGATTTTGAAGAACTATATATAGAATTAAATAGACGATATTATGGCCCTTACAGAAGATTTATGCAAGCAACAGTTGATTTAAATCACTATGGCGGTCTTGACGAAAATGGAGATAAAAGATTTAAAAATATTAATGTTAATTCTAATAAACTTCTTATAGGTAGAAAAGTTACTTCAACAAGTAAAGTAAGAGAATATGAAGAGTTAGAAACAAGGCAAGAACAAGGATTAAGCTGGTCTTTAGTAGAGGCAAGTCCTTTTACAGTTGAAAACAGTTCAAAACCTGTTGTAACTTTTATGCCATTAGCGATAGATGAAGCTGATTTATTAGCAATGGTGCAATCAGAAAATCCAAACTATACACAAGAAGAAATAAATAAGCTAGTATATAGAATAAATAAGGAAATAAGACCAGCTATGGCACAAATTCCTGTGTATGTAGATGTTACTGATAAAGATTGGAAAAATAATTTAAATGAAAAAGATGCAAAAAGAATAAGAGAATATACAGGAAGAGAATTTAAAAACCTAGCATCAAAGTCTACTGAAAGCAGACAACAAAAATTCCAAGGTGGTGCAATCTCTGAAGATTATCCAGTACCTAATGTGAACTTAGTACCTTCTGAAAGAGTTGACAAGAATACAGGTATGCCGTATGAAGCTGAGATGGAAAGGTTAGGTTTTAAAGATGGTTTACTCGTATCTATTGGTGTAGCACCTGTATCAAAGAAACAAATTAGTAAATTAAAAAAGTCTTTAAAGAAGCGTAAAGCTAAAGCAAACGGTGGTAGAATTAGATTACAAGGAGGCTCTTATTCAGGAGATGAGCAGTCTTACTCTCTTCCTGTAGGAACTGGTGCGTCTGAAGATCAACGAGATCCTACTGAGTGGCAGGACTATAGCGCTAGAGATCCGCAAATGGATCCTTATAGGTATGGATCGCAAGGCGCAGATGATTATGCTAATTGGATGGATGCTCAAATAGCTAGAGATGAAGCTTATGATTATAGTGAACAAAGACCAGATGAGGGTGAAAATGGCGGAATAGAACCTGTTATTGAAGCGTCTACTTCTTACCAAACAAACTATGATTATTTCTTACCTGCTTGGGGTTCTGTAGTAGCAAACGCACCTAATATATTTAATAGGTGGTTAAATAAAGGAAGAACAGGTCTAATAATGAGTAATACATCACAAATAGCTCAGAATGCTAATGGACAATACTATATAGTTCCTTTATATAATACAGAAACAGGTGACAAGTATGAATCAGACGAGGATATGTGGAATCAAGTAGGTTCGTCTATAGAAGACGGAACATTAGCGGGTTATGACAGCGAAGAAGAAGCACAAATTGATAGAAAAAAACTATATGATACTTTAATACGTGAACACGGCCTTGATAGCAGAGAAGATAAAGATGATACTAATCAAGATGATAAAGAAAGACCAAAAAGAAAAGGCGGCAAGACTGGAGGAACTGTTCGAGACTACGATAAAGAATACGCTAACTACCATTCCTCTGAAAAGCAAAAGAAAGATAGAGCGCATAGAAACAACGCTAACAGACAATTAAAAAGAGACGGTAGGATTGCAGCAGGTGATGGTAACGATGTAGATCATAAAGACGGTAATCCTAGAAACAACTCGCCAAGTAATTTACTTGTTAAGAAAAAAGAAAGTAATAGGTCTTTTAGTAGAAGATTAGCTGCAAGAAATGGTGGCCTTCTTGCTCGACAGCAGTATGGTCTTGGAGATAGAGTTAAAAAGCTTATAAAAGAAAGAGGTATAAGAGAGTTATTTGATAAAAAGGCTGTTTTTGATCAATCAAAGGATGAATGGGAAACAATTACACAAGAATTACTAGCTCCTGTAAATCAAGGTGGCGGTGGAATGACGAAAGATCAGTTACCTTCAGTAAGTATGGGAACAAACGCTTTAAATCACCTCAATCATTCCCTAAAAGTTTACAAAGCATTTCCTAATGCACCAGGATTAGTGACTACTGGTTTAGGAGCTAAAGAGATGTATTCAGCTATAAGCTATGCAAAACCTTTTGAAGGAAAACCTTTTGTTGGTGTAAGAGATTCAGGATCAGATTCTTGGAACAATAACATAGCGGCTGGTCTTGCAAAAATAGAAGAAGATAAAAATGCACAAGCAAGAAGAAGAATGGATACGGTTAAAAATTCTATAATCAGACAATATCAAGGACAACCATTAAGAAAAGATAAAGATATTATATTTTTTGATTACGCAGCAGATAAATATTATCATAAATAAATAAAACTTGACAAAATTAAAAACAGCACTATAATATGTTATTATATACAGAAGAACAACTTGAAAAGGCTTACGAGGTTTATAGAACCCATCAAATTCGCCAAGACTTAGGCTTCATGAGCTTAGAACACTTTAGATTAATGTACGAAAATTTAGCGGAAGAAGTCTTAACAAGTGATATAGAAGAGAGTTATAGTGGGTTTTCCATTTGAAATAATTACGATGCTTGGATCGACCTTGCTAAGTAGTGTACTTAGTATATGGTCGCAATCAAGAAAAGCAAAAGAAGAACAACAAAAGCTTCTTATTACTAGAGGCGAGTTCGAGATGAAAGCCAAGAAACAATCTCTCGATCATGGCCTAAAGGATAAAGGCTTTGCGTGGACACGAAGAATAATCGCTTTGATTTCTGTATTTGCAATAGTAGTATTGCCTAAAATAGTAGCAGTCTTTTATCCAGATGTAGATGTAACAGTAGGTTACACTAACTGGAGACCTGGTTTTTGGTTCTTAGTAGAAGCCAGAGAAAGATTTGAATGGATTACATTTCAAGGCTTAGTAATAACACAATTAGATACTAATTTAGTGTCTGCTATTATCGGAATGTATTTCGGTGGTAGTTTAGTTAAAAAATAATTATGAGTGACGAACAACAACAACAATATCATCCAAGCGGTAGGTTTGGTGGAGACATGGATCGAAACGAAGTAGAGATGGACTTAAATAAGTTCATGGCTATGATCGAAGAGATCGGTGCATTAAAGGATAAGATAAGAGATTTAGAAGATATAAAAAATAATAATCCTTATCAGAAGTTTATCTTTGTAGCACACGCAATAGATAGTTGGAGAATTATACCAAGAGCTTTCCTTGCTGTGTATATGTATCTATTATACTACACAACCTTTTGGTTTATGGGATTGGAAGATCCTAGTTTTGAACAGTCAGGTTTAATTTCAATTGTTGTAGGTGCTGGCGCAGCATGGTTCGGACTCTATACAAATTCACACAAGGATAAAAAATGAAATTAATAATGTCTTTAATAATAGTTTTTATGGTAATTATGTGGCACTGTCAGCCGATGTTGATGCGAAATATATCTACCATAATAACTGACTCTATAAAACGTATTATAGAGATAGAAACTATACAGAAATGTATTGCTAAAGTTAAAAATGGAATACGCTCTGTAAGAGATTTAATTAGTATGCGCTAGTCGCAGTTATTAATTAAATAAAAGTCGCTTAGAACGCTCATATGAGGCTCTGAGAGGCATTCACGAAGCATACTTTAAGTAGTGTGTTTTTAATATTAATCTTGCTTAAAATAAGGAGAGAAAAATGATACGTAAAAAGAAAGATTTTTATGGTATGGTGGATTTTAGAGATCCTATATTCTCATCATTGTTTGTAGGATTTGATAGTCTTTTTGAGAACATGGCACAGATGTCACAAGGCTCTAAAAGCTTACCAAGTTATCCACCTTACAATGTAATACAGGATGGAAATGATTTTGTCATTGAAGTCGCTTTAGCAGGAATCGACAAGAAAGATTTGAATGTAGAGATACAGGAGAATACCTTAACAGTTTCTTATCAATCTTCGGAAGAAGACACCGATAAAAAACTATATAAAGGAATCGCACAACGCTCTTTCAAAAGACAATTTAATTTGTCTGAAGATATAGAGGTCGAAGGTGCGCACTTTAAAAATGGTATGTTAAATATCTTTCTTGAAAGAATAATTCCTGAAGAGAAGAAACCTAAAACAATTAAAATTAAATGAATAACAGAAGAATGAAATGGAACAAGGAGAGAAACCACATATAAATTGGGTACATATAAATAAAGCACAACTAGCAGAATTAACAGATGACTTTCATCGTTATCGTTTAATGTTTCGGATATTATTTGGTTATTTAATCTTTGATGTTTTAAATCATTTTAATTTATTATCTTAATTTTTTATACTAACTAGAGGAGGGCAGTATATGAAACAATCTAAATTTTTATTTGGAGCTTTGATTCTATCTGCTCTTTTCTTTAGTAATAATGTTCAATCTGATCCTACAGGAGATTGTACAACAGGAGAATTTTGTGAGCAGAGTTCATTAACAACTACAAATACTACAACAACTACCAATACCAACAATAATACTAACACTAATTCAAACACTAACACTAACACCAATTCCAACACTAATAATAATACAAACACTACAACAACTACTGGTACTCAAACAAATACTAACACAAATAACAATACTAACACTAGTACCAACACTAATTCAAATACTAATAACAATACTAACACTAGTACCGCCACAAATACCAACGCTAACACCAATGTTAATACGACTACGACAACTGGTACGAACACCAATTCAAATACAAACACAAACAATAGTACATCTACTAGTACTAATGTCAATAGCAATACAAATAATTCGACTGTATCTAGCACCGTAAATTCTAGTAATACCAATAATAATAATAATACTAGTAGTAATACAAATATAAATACAAATTCAAATAACAGCACTAGTACTAGTACAAATAATAATACTAATAATAACAACAACATATCAACTAATACAAACAATAATACAAGCACGTCTACAAGCAATAATACAAGCAATAATACAAACACTAATAATAATAATAGCACTAGCACTAGTAATAATACAAACACTAATAATAGCACTAGCAATAACACTAACACAAATAATAATAACAATACTAGTACTAGTTCCAGCGATAATAAGAATGTTAATATTAATAGCTCTAATTCAAAATCAGACGTTACAACTGACAACAAAAATGTAAATGAAAACACTAGCACATCTGATAATACAAATAGAAACATTAACGAATCTAAGTCTGAACAAACTATCAATCAAAATATCACGCAAAAAGCACCGCCTGCTTCTGCGATTGCTCCTAGTATTATGAGTTACAGTCAAGACCTTTGTACTGTAGGTAGATCAGGCGCGTTTCAAGGTCAAGTCTTTGGAATCTCTACAGGTGCTACAGTCCGTGACGAGAACTGTGAACGTTTAAAACTTTCAAAGTATCTATATGATACAGGTATGAAGGTAGCAGCAGTTGGAATATTGTGTCAAGATCCTAGAGTTTTTAAAGCGATGCAGATGGCAGGAACTCCGTGTCCTTATTACGGTAAGATCGGAGCAGAAGCTACACTTGCTTGGCAAGAAAATGTAAAAGACAGACCAGACTATAAAGAAGCTAGAGCTAAATATATAGATAAATGTAAAGGTACATTAAACAATGCTGGTTTAAGAAAATCCAGAGGAACCTGTGTTAAAGAATTTAACAAAGGCAACTAGCTTATTTGTATGTGGATTATTATTAAGTTTTAATCTGAATGCAAATGACTGGACAACAGGTACTTCAAGTATTCTTGATCTAAGAGAATATACAGGCACAACTCAACACAATATAAGCGATGATGGTCGATCAAACTTGGTCGACATAGGATTTGATTTTGATTTCTATAATGAAACGTACACAGGTGGCTACATATCAACGAATGGTTGTTTTTCTTTCACCACATCGTATTGCAACGACTACACACCTGATCCGTTACCTGACACCCCTTATACAATCTATCCGTTCTGGACTGATCTTATAAGAGATAGTGGTTCTAAAATACTTTCTAAAAGTTTTGAAATTTCTGGAGACAACAACGATTATTTTGTAGTAGGTTGGTATAACCTGCGCGAATACAATAGAGCATCAGACAATACTATAGAGATGCTACTCTACGAAGCTGACTCTGCTATAGAGTTTAGATATGGTCCTTTAGATATAAAGAACCACGATGTTCTTATAGGTATACAAGGATCAAGTACTGAATACAAGCAATACCTTTTCCACGATGAATGTAATACAGGCTCAACAAACCTTAGTAACTGTGTTAATACCAACTGGAACAGCACTGCCTACAACACTCTTCTCGAAAACAAATCTCTCATATATAATAATGCTTGTTCTTCTGATCCATTAAGTAGTTCAGAATGTTTGGGTTATGCAGCAGCATATCTGACACAACAATGCGGTTTAAATTCTTTATATGATACGGCCTGTCCTTTATATTGGGATGCATACGATGATCTTCAATGTACTTTAGATCCTCAATACGGACCTTTCTGTGCAGGCTACACACAAGAAGAATCGGTAGCTTATTATGTTGAAGATGAATTTGATTACGGATATACAGAAGAAGACTATTGGTACGATGAAGAATACGATGAATGGTTAGAACCAAATGATCCTTGTTATGAAAACGCTTGTGCAGATTTTACAGATGAAGATTGGTATGAGTTAGATGTAGAACAGTTTGGACAAGAACAAGTTGATGAATGGTTCGGCACAGATGTAGAGTTTAGTGACGATGGTATGGTTGAATGGGAAACAACAACTATAGAATCTTACGATGATGTAGATGTTTTAATGGATGAGTATGACCTAGAACAAGAACAGTTGCGCGTAGAAGAAGAACTATATTACGAAGAAGAATATTTATTCGAAGATGCGTATGAAGAATTTGATCCTTATCACGAAGAAGTCTATGAAGAAACTTATGAAGAAGTTTATACAGAAACTTATGAAGAAACTTATGAGGAAGTTTATGAAGAGGTCTATGAAGAAGTGTATGAAGAAACTTACGAAGATTTATATGCCTTTGACTTCGAACAAGAATACGAAACAATAGATGTTTCAGAAGAACTTTTAGTACATTTTGAACATGAGCAAATTATTGAAGTTTTCGAAGAAGAACCACGCGAGTTTCTAGAATTTGAAACCGTTGAAGAATTAGAAGAATGGTTCGAAGAAGAGATGGAAGCAATAGAAGAAGAAACAATAGAAGAAGAGATTGAACTTGTTGAAGAAGACATTGAAGAAGAAGTCGAAGATATTGAAGAAGAGACTGAAGAAACAAGGGTAGCAGAAGAAGAAAAGAGTGGTATCAGTAGAGAAACTCAGTTAAATGTAGTAGCCAGTACCATACAAGCAGCTACTAATAGTGTTAGTGGAACGACAGCAGGCACGTCTATACAAGCAACAGGTAACACAAAAGCCTCTGGTGGTGTTGCTAATACTACAAGTACCGCAGTAGCTAATTCAGCATCTGGTGGTGGAATAAGCACTAGTAATTCACCTAGTATCTCTGCTCAAGTAGCGAGTTCAGCAATACAAACACAACAAGTTTTATCTATGAGTACTACTACAGAAACAATTAGTTTTTCTTCTAATGTAGAGACTACTAGTAGTGCTTTAGACACTTCATCAACATTAGATACTTCAACAACTGTTGATTCAAACAGTACAACCGTAGGTGCGGATAATACAGCAGTAGGAAATACTGCGAGTGCGGATAATACAGCAGTTGGGAATACCAACAGTAATAGTAATGTAGCTGTAGGATCAGATACCACCAACACGACTGAAACCACCGACAACAGTAGTGTTGCAAGCAATGCAAGTGGTGATAATAATACAGCAGTAGGAAATACTAGTGGTGATAATAATGTAGCAGTTGGGAATACCGACAGTGGTAGTAATACACCTGTAGGTTCAGTACAGGCTGAAATTACTGTAGCTATTGCAGAAGTTTCTACAACCTCTGAAGCAGATACTGTTGCGGACAAAATTATAGCTCAGAATATAAAACAACAACAAGAACAATTAGAAGAGAAACAACAGGAAACAGGAGAGTACGGAGACTCCTCAACCTTGATTGCTTTTATGGGATTCGTACCAGGATTTAGTGATTACAGGCAAATAGAAATGCCAACAGCCACAGCTTGGTACGAACCAGAAGATATCTATGCAAACGCATCAATACCTGATAATACAAAGGCATTTTTTGGTATGTATAGTGATAGTTTGAATGGCTTAAATGCTATGAAAAACTTACAACCTAACTTATAACAAAAGGAGAATACTATGGATTGGTTTCAATCAAAAGCAGCACAGATCATAGGCTTAGTTTCTATAATAGGAACACTAGCAGGCTTTGGATATACAGGTGCTACATATGTTAATCGTATAGAGAATTTAGAATCTAAAATGGCTCGTTACATTAATGAAATAGACGCGCTTGGAGATGAAGTAGCAGTACTAGATAAACAAGTAGTCGCTGTTGACGAACAAATTAAATCGTTGAATATAGAAACACAAGACCTAAGTCCTATCAAAGCAGACATCGTTGCACTACAAACAAGTGTTGCGGGGATTAATGCAAGTGTAGATATAATCTACGTTGATGTGCAGTCTTTAAAAAATATTAACGATAACCCTTTAGCAAATTAACAAATACAAATCTAAAAATTAGTATTAGTAAAGCAACGAACAACGCCATTGCAATACCATATAAAGAAGTATAAATACTTTTATCTTCTTCTGGTGTTGCTTGTGGTAGAGGCGTTTCTTCTTGGGATATAGGATCAGATTCGTGTAGCTCTTCATCAATTTTATCTACTATTGTTTTTGTAGCATCGACAGGTATAGAAATAATAGTTTTACTTAGGTCTACTGTTTCATCTATAACAGCGTTGCCTATCTTTTTACTGGACTCAATAGTTGTTTCTATTATGGCGCAAGAAGTAATTAAAAGAATTAAAACTAAAAGTTTACTCCACATATTGAATAGCATTGACTTCATCTTCTAGGTATTTATGAATGCTTTGTAGTTTGATTGTTCCTTCATGAATAATCTTTTTAATTACATAACTATCGTCTTTGTTTTTAAAAAATTTATCAACGTCTTTAGGAGACAGGCCACCTATATCTGTCCAAAGCGTTCCTTTTGTGTCCAAAACTAAAGAAAAAGTTAAAAGCGTTGCTTCTGTTCTTTTTTTATCGTTGTTCATTATATTATCTCACAAGCACCAGCAGTACACGCTAATTCTTTAGTATTCTCAGTCATATCTTCTTTCTCGTAATCCATTAGTAAAGACCAGTCTACTTTGTTTGTTGTTTTCTTTAACCACTCTTTATATTCTTTCTTTGTTATTTCCTGGTAAGGCGCTTGTTGATATGAATGATCTGCATAAGGAAGGAACGAAACACCAGAGATAGTATCAAAATTATCCCACACCCATGCTCCAACTTTTAACCATTCAGGTTCTCTAACTGAAATAGTAGCAGAAGGTTTATGTTCGCACCAATGATCTTGATAAACCTTCCATATTTCAAGATGTTGTAAGGCTGTCAAGTCTTTTCTAACTAAAGAATCTTTTGGAGATTGTATAGGAAAGTAAAAAACTAAGGTATGTTCTGGTTTTGTTATATCATCTTCGTGATAGACTCCTTGATCTACCATCAACTGTGCAAGTGGATCTTTTTTATCAGCACGAATAGTTCTTATATAGTATTCACTGTGTCGAGTATGAATGCCTGATGCGCTATCAACTAATTGACTAACAGTACCGCTTGGTTTAACACAAGTAATAGCTACTGATTGTTTGATTCCTAAGTTAGCTGACCAACCTTCGTTCATTGTAACTGCTGAGTTCTTTAAAGCTTGTAATCTCATAGGTAAGTTTTTATCTATAGACATTTTCTTGTTGTCCATAATGCCTGTAAGAGATACACCAAGCAGTGCTTCTTCTTCTGTATTGTTCTTCCAAGCCTTTGTCAAGTATCTAAAGTTAGTTAAGGTTGCTTGGAATGTGCCAAGAATAGTAGCTAACTCTACTTTATTTTGAAGAGTTCCCCAATTATCATCAGGTCTTACAACAACTTCAGTTAGATTACAGAATTGTTTATTACGCAGAATGATTTCACTACAAGGATTACAACCAAAGTCTTTGTATTCTTCTCGTCTTCCATTCCTTGCCGCTTGCTTCTCTGCCGCTTGTCTATTAAATATACCACGTTCTCCGTTTTTAGACTCATGTAAAGATGCCCACTCTTTAATAAACGGCCCCATTTCTACTGAGTCTGTATAAGCTACTGAGTTATTTGATAATGCTCTATGTTGACTATGTTCCCACCAGGAACCTGACTTAGCATTGCGCATTCTTTCGTCTGAAAGGTTGCTGAGTGAGATTAAAGCGCTACGTCTAACACCACCTACCACAACAACCTCTGCGATCTTACACATCAAATCATGGCAATCAATCGATACTAATTTCTTTTGTCCTTTTGCTACGGCATCAAAGAAAATATTAGATGTGAACGTAAACAAATCATCTAAAGGAGCAGGGCCACTAGCTCTACCACCAAATGTTTTAAGTCTTGCGCCTTGTGGTCGAACATTGCTAACATCTAATTGTGGTATTTGTCCTGCATAAAGTAAAGACATTAATTCTTTGTAGGCTTTTGCCCATCCAATCTTTGAGTCAGCGACTTTGATGATAGTATCTGTATAGTTTATTTCTTCAGGAAGGTCAGGAAGTTTATTAATGTATTGTCGTTCAACACTGAAACCAACTCCTGTACCACACATAAGTATATAAAGTGTTTCATCAAAGGCTCTTGGTGTATCAACAGCAACATAACTACAGTTAAAACCTGCTACATTGTCTCGTTCTAAGGCTTTACCTGCTGACATTAAGGCTCTCATGCTTGGCATTATGTCCAAGTTAAGCACAGCTTGTTCTAACTGTGGTCTCATGTCTGATATATCTGTATCGTTATTCTTCTTTAAGTGTTCTTGCATGAAGTCAAAGTATCTCGTGACTGTCTCTTGCCAAGTCTCTCGTCTTCCTAAGTCTTCGTTCCAACGAGCATACCTACTCAGATGTATGAACTCTTGATATTGTGTGGGTAATTTAGTCTCGTTCTTCATCTTTTAAAACTCCCATCAATTTTTTCTCGTACCATTCGGCTTTCTCCAAATCCTGTATTCCGTTCTTGTATTTAAATCTCCAGCGATATTTCAAAGAGTTGCCGCGTAGGTAGCCTACAAATTCTTCGTGTGTAAGCATAGCTTCGATAGCATCTATACATTCTATACCGCCTTTGTTATAATGTGGTGGACTATTAACATAGTCTTCGTTTAGTTTATCATTAAATTGTTTAAGACTCATATTTTTTCTCTTCATCTAAGATACTCCTTTATATATTAAAACAAAACCAGAAAAAATAAACAAAAAACTTAAAATTGTTTCAATAATAGAACCTTTTATTGTTGTTGCAAAAAGATTATTTAAGTATCCTAAATAACCTAAAATATATAAATCGTCTTTTAGTGCTAACGATGCTAAGTCTATAAAAAACAAACCATTAAATATAATAGTAAATCCTAGTGTAAAATATAATAACTTTTTATAATTCATTCTTCTCTCCATTCTTTAGGTAAACTCTCTGTGCTGTACCACCTAAATCCGTTCTTTGAGGCCCATTCAGCGTGACTTCGTTTAGTTCCATCTCTTCTTCTCTTTGCATTAGGCATAGGTGCAGAAGGATTAGAGAATAAAAAGACTAACTCACAATCATCTGGTAGTATCTCTTTAATCCATTTGTATTTATTGTATTCAGCATAATCCCAGAACCTACCTTTAGCTTCTAGGTATATTATCTTATCCTTTATAACTCTAATAAAATCAGGATGATACTTGTGTGGAATACTATACTCTATGATTCCTTTGTGGTGTTCCCAATTTTTTAGTTCTTCCTGGTGTAGGTCGTACTCCCATTTTGAGTCATATCCTTTGGGTAGTCCTTTTTCAATTGGTCTTTTCTTTCTTGGTTTTCTTTTCATAATTAATGTATCATGTCTTCATCTTTAGGAGGTTGCATTCCGTTTTCTCTTATTACTATTTCTGCTTTTATAAGCTCTTCTAAACGAGAAAGCAAAGTAGTTTCTATTTCTTCTAGTTCTGCACCAGAGTAAAGAACACCTCCAATAACAATTATTAGTTCTTCTAAAGGTACTTTATTAATATCTATATCTATAGATTCAGGATTAGCCATAAGTTATCTCTTGAACCCTAGGTTCTTTTGCAACCTTTGTGAAATATACTAACTTGTTTGAGTATTTGAAAACTCTTAGGCCGTTGCCTTCGTTAGCGTCTTGATGACAAGTGTTCTTATGTCGGCAATAAACACATCCAGTAGGAAGTTTCATGTTACCGCTTTTACCGTCTGCTATACTAGTATAACACCGATCTGGAGGACTGTCAAGTTTCAATGCTTTTTTAATACCTCTGATCTTACTTTTTATATTTGGCTTATCTAAATCTTCAGGACAATACATAGCAAGCTCTCCGTTTTCTTTATTGATTGCCAGGAAACCTCCCTTTGTTGTTCCTTCACTTTCTTCATAACCTGCGAGTTGAGCTAGATAACCAAAAGGATCGTCTTCTCGTAGCGTTCCGTTTTTAAACTTTCTAAAAGCAAAACTAGAAGCTGTTTTTATATCAACAACTTCTCCGTCAATAATACAATCCATGTGTCCAGTAACACCAGAAACTTTAACTTCTTTTTGTTCGTCTATGATAGTATGTCCTGCTAATTTAATTAAAAGAAACAGGAAAGGTTCGGCCATATGACCAAAGAAAAACTTTATGAAGTTAGGAGAAGAAATAGGAGGAACCTCATCGTCTGATCTTATATCGTACCAAAGCTGTCTTAACGGCCTTCCTACATTACTCATGCGCAATGTGTGTTGATCAGACCTATCTCTAGGTGTAGACCAAGACCTTAATGCATCCATCATAGCAGTACCAAACTCTTGAATATCTTCTTCAGGTATGTTTAAAGACTCTCCATCATTTAAAACTGCGACAGTATCGTATATATCTTGTACTAATGTATCTAGTTTCTTTTTCATAATGTTATTGATAATCCTTCGATAATTTCTTGAGCAGTGTTTCTATCTGTCTTAAACCATTCTCCGTTGTGTTCTTTCACAACCTTTTTAAGTTTATGTATAGTTTTTGTTTCTGCTGTTCTTCTGTCGTTAAATTTTCTTGCATATAAAAGCTTATAATCCCTGTGTGGACTGCTTGTTTGATAACCATTACATCTGTCTTCTGCATCAATTGCCATTCCAACCTTGAGCCAACCATCAAAAGAAGGATTAGCTATTATATAGACATAACCTTCAGGTGTTTTTTCATATCCTTTTAAAGCTGAGAAAGCCGCGCCTTCAAAAGTTTTGAACCTTCCTGGTTTGTGTAAAGGATGAGACGTAGATACATACTTACCGTTAACATACATTCTTTGTGGGTTAGCTGTGGGGTTAGTTTTAGCAGACCAAGTATTACTACTATTTCTACAATCTCTACAATAAGACTGTCCTATATTTATTCCATTTTTTATATACTTTTGATATTCTGATAAAGGTTTATCTGTATTACATTTCTTACAATGTTTAATGTGTTTCATATCATCGTGTTTTATATCCTCCTTAAAAAACCTTGTTAAAAAGTCTTCTATACCATTTGATTTATAATAAGTTTCGTTATAAGTTCCGTCAGAATATATACTTCTCCATTGTCCTGTTCCTATATAATAATCATAAGAATATCTTCTTAGATGACCTGTACCATCAACTCTAGGTATAATTTTAGTAGTTAATTTTACTATGTTGTCATGTCTTTTATAATCTATTTTTAACTTATTTAAAAGTTTTTCAACGCTTTCAACGGTTTCTTTAGTGTGTTTCATTTTTGATTAGCTCCTTTTATTTTATGTTTATATAATTCTCGCTTGAATAAACTTTGTATTGATTGTTTTTTGTAGAGGCTCGATTAGAAATATTTTTCATGTTTTCAGAAACAGATACCCATTTTAAATTAGATACCGCATAATCGAGTTTATCTTCATTAATATGATCGGTATTGTATGTTATATTTGGAAACTCATTTAATACAAAAGCCATCGAAGCCAATCTATGTGCATAAATCCTTTTGCTGGTTAAATCATTATCTAATGTGTAACAAGGATAAACAGCCCTACTAAAATTAAGATTTACTATCTTTCCTGTATAGTTATTTTTTATAAATGGAAAGTCTTTTCTGTTAACGTATTGAGGTAATTGATGTTCACCACCTGTCTTAAATAAAGTATATTTATCTTGAGGTATAGAGTTAATAAACTCTGAAGTTCTATTTAAGTCAATAATTCTCTGTCCTCCCTCACCAAAAAAAATAGCACATTCTGAAATGTCTTTTTGTTCTTCTTCACTTATAATAATAGGTACTTCAAATAAATCAAGTTGGTCAGTGTGTTTCACTCCAATTATCTCCTGCTTTATATTCGGCATCCAAAGGACACTCCATGTTAAAATATTCTCCTGCATCTTTAATAGCTTGGACTGCAAGAGATCCAAAATTCTCTACATCTTTTTCAACGACTTCTACTTGCCACTCATCGTGAACATTAGCGACAAATTTAAAATCTAACTTTTCTTTTGTTGCCTTATCATTCAACAACATAAGAGCCTTTTTCATTACAACAGCACCTGCACCTTGTAGCAAACTATTTAAAGATGCATGAGGATGTCGTATGTAAATCTTCCTTCCGTCTAATCCTTTGAGATAACCCTTTGTCGATGCTTTTGATACTCTCTCTCGAAGTCTTCTAAATGCAGGGTTATTAGCAAAGAAATGTTCTTTAAGTCTTGCTCCATCTTTTGCGTTTCCTCCAACCACTTGTCCAATTTTTTTATTTCCTGCTCCGTACAAGAGTGCATAGATGAAAGTTTTGCTCTGATCTCTTGATTTAAGTCCTGCAGTTTGTTGATTACGTTGGTGGATGTCTCCGTTGATAATTTCATTTGTAAATTCCTCGTCTTTCATATAATGTGCAAGCATTCTTAATTCTAATCCTGAAGCATCAACGCCTACTAATTTATAACCTTCAGGAACAATCCAACAAGACCTACATTCTTTTCCGTAAGGACTTTTTAAACTAGGTATTTGTTGTGTGTTTGGACTCCTAGCTGACATCCTGCCAGTTATTGCTCCAGTGCATATGACAAAGCCATGTATTCGATCATCGTCTTCAACGGCCTCTATCCAGGAATCAATAAGAGCTATTCTTTTTTGAAGTAATAAATAATCAGCGATCAGTTTTACTTCAGGTATATTTTTTATCTTGCTTAATCTTCTTTCGTCAACAATAGGTTGACCAGTAGGTGTAAAATCCTGTGGTTTCCATCCAAAGTCTTGTAAGTATTCTCCTATTTGTTTCCTTGAGCCTAAGTTAAAATCTTGTAATTTCTTTCTCATAAACGGTTCTGGTTTAGATGTAACCCACTCTCCGTTCTCGTCTTGTTCAGGTTCTCTTAAAACTATTTCAGTAAGGACTTTATCGTATTCTTCATCTGTTAATCCTCTTTTGGATAATGTTCCATCTTTCTTTATGTACGGATTAACTTCACGCACATTGACAAGTTTGGGTTTGAAAACTTTATGAACCTCATCTTCTGCATTTTGCATTTTCTCTCGTAGGTCAGCAGATAACATCGTTGCTTGATAAGTGTTGAATAAAAAACCATTTTCTTCTTGTTGTTTTAAAATTTTTGAAACTTCTTGTTCAATCTTTACACTTTCTTTTGAAAAGCCTTTGGATTCTTCTTTTAATTTTTCATGTACTAAAGTATTTAATTGAACATCACGAACACAATACTCTAACATTTCTTTGGAGTATTCTTCGTATTCTGTAAAGTCTATTTTGTGGTATTTTAAGCGGTATCCCCACATCCCTAGACTATGACCTCCTTCTCTACTAGGATTGAATAACCTAGATAAAACCAGAGTGTCAATAAGTGTTTTGTGAGATAGATCAACACCTAATAATTTATGTATTACTGGAATATCAAAACCTATTATGTTGTGGCCTACTAATGTGTCTGCTTTTTGAAGTAACTCAAGACCTGACTCCAGTTGAGGAGGAGCAAATTTATAAATCTGACCAGAGCCAGAATCTTGAGCGACAATACACCACACTTTGGTGGCTTTTAAATCATCTGTTTCTATATCAAAGACTAATTCCATTGTAAGTCTCCGCTTTCTTTTTCAAAAGCTTCTCTTTGTAGTTCGTGTAATCTTCCAGTATTCCTGTCATAAGTAAGGCTAGTAGCGTAACCAACATCTCCTGTGTATCTAGATTTTAAAACTCGTAATACTGTAGTGTTAGCTTCTTCTGGATCGTCTGCTTGTTGGTTTCTTTCTAAAGCTATTACGGTATCACTAAGCTGTGCTATGGATTGACTACCTCTTAAATGACTTAGGTTGACTTGTATGCCGTTTTCATGTCCTTTGTTTCCATCTACTCTTCTTAGATGCGATACCAGGATAAGACCTGCACCAGTTTCTTCGACAATACTCCTGAGTCTAGTCATGATAGCGTCAATCGTTCTTCTTTCATCGCCTTCTGTTGTCGAACACACTAACATATGAAGATGATCTACAATAACCCACTTACAATTACAACCTATAATCATAAATCTAAGCTTTGAAAAGATTTCTTCGATGTCGTTTGTTCCAAAATGAGAATGAATCCATAATCTGCTGTTCCCTTTATCATCTTTTAGGATGTCAAAATAAGAATCTATTTCTTCTTTAGGTATATTTTCTCTTATGTGGTCTATATATAGTCTTGTGTCGGCCTCAATGGATAGAACACCATCGACAGTTCTTCGCCAGTCTTCCTCTAAGGCAATGATTCCTACATTATCTTCAGTCTGTTTAATTAAATGATGCGTTAATTCTCTAGTGACACTGCTTTTTCCTAAACCACTGCCAGAGGTTAATGTTAAAAGGGTTTTTTGTTGAAGACCATATATTTTTTTGTTTAATCCTTGCCAAGCAAAAGGAACAGTATCTATCTTTTCTCTTTTGTGAAAGTCTTCTCTCTTTTCAAAAACATTTATAACACCAGCAGGTGTGTATTTCTTAGCGTTCCAAAAACAATTAACGAATTTTTTATGTTCGTTCTTAATTAACATATCGTTAGCATCTTTGAAACCTTTTGGCAAAGACATGATTTTTGCTTTTCCTGGTTTCAAAAGTCTTGCTACTTTTTGAGATGCCTCTCTACCTGCCTTGTCGTTGTCAAAACAAATAACAACATTGTCGAAACCTTCTACAAATTCTAAGTTATTTCTTATGTCTTTTTCTGCGTTACCTGCACCATTTTTGATAGAAACAACTGGAAATCCACCGTATAATTGATATACGGCCATAGCGTCACATTCGCCTTCAGTAATAGTAAGATACTTTCCGTCTTTAAATAATTGTTGACCAAAAAGTACGGTTTCTGTTGTGTTTCCTTCCCAAGAAAATTTCTTGTTTTTAGTGTCTCTTGTTTTAGTAGCTACCTTATTTCCTTCGTCATTATAATAAGCATAGTGATGTTTACTTACAGTTCCATCTAATGCGTGTGTTGTCATCACATTAAACTTTCTTGCAGTTTCTTCTGTTATTTTTCTGTCGGATAAAGCACTAAAATCAGAAGTGATGATAGTGGTTTTAGCAGGAATAGGGTTTGTAAAAGGTGTTGCCGTTTCTTTGTAGTTAGGTATTCTTGTTTGACAACTGAAACACCATCCAGAACCATCTGAATTAATACCAAAACATTTTTTATGTCCACAACTAGGACAATCTAAATGTGTGTTTACAAATTTACTGTCTGAATCTTTACTCATTATTTGCTCCAATTAATGAAATTATAGAATTGTGACCTCCCTCCCAACCGAAGTTTCCTTTTGGCACTTCTTGCCCTTCAAGGTTATTAGAATTGATATTGCTAGGAAACGAAGAGTATTCGTTATATCGACTAGCTACTATCGGATAATCCTAAGTAACCCAGGATAAAACTAGTCTTCTTCATCTTCAGGAGGGAAAGAACCAGTTTCTTCTATATCAGGTTCAGATTCTTCTGTATCTTCGCCTTCACTGTTGACAACATCTACAATTCGACCAGAAAAGAAATTGATTCCTGCTTGTAATTCTTCTAAGTCTAGCACAAGATTCGCTTTCTTTTGGTTGAGTCTTTGAAGTCTGCCAAAGATTCCTTTAGCTTCATCAGGTAGATCATCAACTGAGATTTGAACATCGTCAATAGTGATGTAAGGTTGTTGTTGTTGCATTTCTGCTTGTGTGTTTTCTTCGGCCACTTTTTTATACCTCTTTATTTAAGTTAAAACTGTATTTCATTTTCGTCTGGGTTGTATTCGTTCAGCTTAGTTATCATAACTCCTTGCAACTCAAAGAATTTTCCAAACTTATTGTCGTAAGGTTTAACTTGAACGACACCTTCAGAACCATTACCTACAATAACATCCATTGGTTGCTTATCAGCATCCAGGAGTTTAGGTGGTTCATTGGTTTTTTCCATAGTTTGTCCAGTATCTCTGTCAGTCCATGTTCTTGAAACTGTTCGTTTTGCTGTCATTCTATGTTCGCCATCTTCGTTAGTGTTGATTTTATAACCTTCTGACGAGAATTTTTGAGCGTCTTCATCACTTAACACCATTGTTACGGTGTATTTATGGGGTTCGAATCTAGTTTGTGGTGTCGTGATGTTACACCACTCCAGATATAAGGGAGTTATTAACATAGTTATTCCTCTTTTTTTATTTAGTTATTATTATTATTATTGAAAATATAAATAGGCATTGTTTATAGCTCGTTTGTTACCTCAGAGGGTAGAGTGCAGGTATAATTTTAATAGGATTACCTCTTTGTTCCTAACCTATTTAAAGACCACATCTTGCCGTCTTGCTATATTGAGCTTTTTGGAGTCTTGTGTGGCCTTTGTTAAATTCATATTACGGATTATATCATTTTTTATAGACTATTACAACTACTTTCTAAATTAAATTTGATCTGGATAGTTTTGTTTAATATAAAAAGCTCTTTCATTTAAGTATTGTGTTTCTTCTGTGTCTAATATACAACGGCCTATATACTCTACGACTGGCGGAACGACAGCATTACCTAACTGTCTAAGTCTGTATGCCCTTCTGGGAATCCCATCATCCATTCCACTAGGTTGACTGATAGGTAACCATTCCTTTTTTCTTTTTTCGCTACGCATGGCGCTAATCTGTATTTGTGAGCATACTTGGCTAGATTCCTCCAATCTTTTGCCGTATCTTTGTAATCTCTCGATGTTGGGGTAGGCAACGATAAAAACTCTTTCCCTTCTGTGAATTGCACCAACGGAACAAGCGGATATAATATGCCATTCCGCATCATACCCGATCTCCCAGAGATTTTGTAAGACCAATGCAAGTCCTTTATTTCTAAGGGATGCGACATTTTCGATAATTGCCCAGGAAGGTTGGATTTCTTCAATGAGTCTTGAGAATTCTTTCCAGAGGCCACTTCTTTTTCCTGTGATACCTCCTGTTTTGTCTCTGTCGATGTTCGCGTCTGAGATGTCTTGGCATGGGAATCCTCCCACAATAACATCTGGTTTTTTAATTTTTCTTTCTTTGATTTTTTCATAAGTTAAATTATTTATGTCGTTAAAAATAGGAACACTAGGCCAATGTTTTTGTAAAACCTTTTGACAATCAACATCGTTCTCACAAAAGGCAACAGTCTTGAATCCGTTTGTTCGTTCTAATCCAAGACTGAAACCTCCTATTCCAGAGAATAGGTCTAAGACATTTAAAAACATCTATCTTAGTTTCCAGGAATAATCTTTTTCTATATCGTCAAGCCTTTGTTGAAAATCAGAATACGCATTAAATTCTTCTTGTTCTTTTTCTTCAGTGTATCTGGCTATTCTTTCTTTTCTTCTGACTGACGGCCTTATCTCTGTATAAAGCCTCCATTCTTCAGCGTATTCAAAAGGCAGGTCTTGATCATATCCTCTAGGACTTAAACCATCTTTCAAAGCGTGTTGTTTTCTTTTACCGTTGGCTCTCAAGCGTCTTTGCAATGACGGATTCCTAAACTTGTCCTCTAGTTTTAAGAATAAATCTGCCTCTTTTTTTTCTTTATTTGTTTTGTAAGGTATTCTATATTTATAAGCTAATGCCATTGTTTGTTCCTCTCTTATTGATGATAGTTAAATTTTAACGTCTTTTTGTAATTGTTCTAAGGTTAAGTTTGGATTTCTTTTTACTTTTTTGTAAATCCACTTCAAAGAATAGGCACTCAATAGAAACCTATTGTTCATAAACACATGAGTTTGTTCTGTTAAATATTCGTTTAAATTCTTAGTATTTATTTTATTGGCCTCAGTTTCGTCTGGAATAATAGACTGTAACCACTCTACCAGGATTTCTCTACCTTTTCTTCTTAGTCGTTTAGCTTTTCTACCGTTCATATTAATCCCAATCCTCTTCAATAAAGTCTGGCCTAACAGATGTAATCTCGTGTTCGTAATCTTTAAAAGCCATTGGATCATCATTTAATTTATATCCACCATTCTCAAAGTATTCTTCTTCAGCTAATTCTTCACTTTCTGCCTCTACTTCGTATTCATCTAGCCAATAACCAAAAGTTTTAACGACAACAATATAAGGTTTCTTATACTTATCGAGATAATAATAGCTAACAACTCTGTCTAATCTGAAACACCTGTGTTCATCGTCTGCTGATCTATCGACACCTCTGAATGTAAAACCTTTAAAAGTATCGTCAATCTTTTCTACATCTACTCGCCTTAGTTTTGTTTCTTTTTCTGAATTAGTATAAGTAAAGATGATAGTACCTTTGCCGTCTAAACTTTCTTGTAAGCCTTTTTTAAATTGTTCTGTTTCGTATGCTTTCATTTTTTTTGCTATTCCTCTGTTAATTTATAAGTTATAAGTTTGTTGTTATTGTTGTTGTTATTGTCGTAAACAGTTAAATATTTAGAGCCGTTCATGCCGCTAATCCAAAACTTTAAATTAAAACTGGCTACAAAAGGCCTATCTTTTATTTTTCTAATGATGCGTTGCCTATAGTCTTTTGGATAGTGCCAGGATAAAGGTTGTTTATTCATCTCTTTTAAAATGATATGTTCTAGGATTTTCCAATCCGTTAATTAATTTAATATTCTTCATGCCACGCATTTTGAATATGCCCTTAGTCAAGAGTGTGTATTGTTTGTTGCCGTTCACTCTTATAACTAAAGACATATCTTTAAATTGTGTGAGATATTTCCTAGCCTCTGTGACATTTTTAAGATTCAACTTAATGCCGTAATGTATAGATTCAGTCATTCTACAATACCTTCCCTTTTTATTTCAGATTCTTCAATAAATAAATAGTCTATTGCGTTATCAATGTTTTCCCAACCCATGCCATATTCAGCATCGTGATTGTTAAGACAATAATCTAATACTTCCATACATTCTTCATCTGTTAAGTCAACATCTACAGTTTCATAGTTTTCTATAGCGTGTCTAACATCATCAATGCTCCAAATAATTGCGATTGAATTTGTTGAGTTATAGCCGTATCCGTAGTTAATTAGATTTGTATTTGTTAATTTGCTAATTTCAGTCATCAGGCATCTCCTCTACGGTTACTTCTTCAGGTGTGAGTTTTGGTCGTTCTTCGATAAACCCTTCATAGTATTCTTTTTTAAAGCCACCACTTTTATTAAATCGTTTACATTCCTCCATAGCCTCATCAAGAAAACGAAAATTGATGCTAGTATCTCTTTCCCCTGATATTCCGTCTGATACTTGAAATTCTGTATATTTTCCGCAGGTTGTTTGGCCAACGACAATACACCAATCTTCTTTATCTCCTTTTACTTTTTTACCCTTACTATCAACTTGGTAAAAAGCACAGCTAGTCCAACCTTCTTTTTGTTCTTCTTCATAAATAAAATCACTTATCATTTTGTCCTCCAGGATAATTGTAATTCTGTTAATCGTTCTGCCTCTTGTTCAATGTCATCCGAGTCTTTTATAACTTTTGAAAGTTCTTTATAATTGGCCTCTAGGAGTTCATCATAGACCTCTTGTTCAATTCTTTCTATCTCGGCTAGTTCTTGGTTATCATCAACATCTAATGCCTCTAATCGAGAATAAGCTTGATCAACAAAGGTATCTATGTGTGTAGGTATTGCCATTATGTTTCCTTATATTAATTTAATTGATAAGTTAATTCTACATGAAATAAAAAAAATTACAAGTAATATTCCCATCTTATCTTAGAAGATTTAGATTGTGCCGTATTTCTTTTTCTTTTCTTTGTATCCCAATCCATAAAAGATAATTGACCATGCATATGCCAATT